TCGCATAACAGTCTTGTTCTCTCTGTAATCCTGGCCACTGACAATTTGCGCCTCTCGATTTGAATATAAATCTGAACAAATAAGCAAGCAGGCAGCCTTGATTTTATATGGCACTAAAGCGGCGGTTGTCCAACCACATTGAAAAGAAATTTTGATTGACTTTGTAGGCCAGTGCGTGAATGACGGCCAGGTTTCGCCGTATGGTAAGACAATAAACCCGCATCCCTCCCCGTTGGTCTCGATCAGATAGTCGGTTGTCAAGGTCATGGTAGTAGTGGCCTTGGCTCCGCCACTGTCCACCTCATCATAAGTTACCGCCAAAGCCGTGGTTTGTAGATTCCCAAACGGTAGCTTTATCCTGTCCCCGTCCGGCCATTCATCAAGGTAATATTCCCAAACGGCTGTCAATAATGTTCTGCGGGTGATGTCCTCAACGTAGTCCCGCGCTGATTTGATGATATTGTTTAGCAGGTCGTCTTCAACCGTTGTCGCGGTCAGTCGGATAACCGTTGTGGCGAATTCACAAGTTGCCAGCAAGACCTTTGCAACTGTCCTCACGTATTGCTTCACGCCGGTATAAGCGATTTCTTGTACTGCATTGTCATTGACCGTTGTAACCTGCGTGAAGGCTCCCGTGGGCCAATCGGTATAGGTGATATCATCATCTGACTCTTGGACCTTCACATCAACGGTCCCGGTCGCACCATTGGTCCCTGAGTTGAGAACCACAAGGGCGGTATAACCGAGTACATCGATTCCATCTCCTACATGCGTGGTGTAATTGTTTTGGATTGCGTAAACGTCTGGCACAAGACTCTGACTTTCATCCACATTATCAGAAAATGACCCGCTGTCTACACGAAGATGGAGCTTGAGAGATGCCAAAGTAATTGGATATAACACTGAAGCCGTGTTTAAAATCACTTGCATGGTTTACCTCTGTTCCACATATCCCTGGACGCTAACACCCCCAATTGTCCTTTATAGTCAGGCCGTCATAATGACCGGCCCACTATTTAGGCATCCACTTCCTGCCACATAAATGAAAATTCCGCGCTGGCCGTGTTTGCCGCAAAACTACATGCAGCCACATAATAACCAGGAGCCAGAATCAACGAACCGTCAAGATCGATGTCACCAAATGGGCCTTGGGTGAATAGGTTTGTCGCCCCTGTGCCATACATTCCAAACACCTGTTCAAGTACCGGGATACCCCCAGTCAAGACAGCGGCATCTAAGGCGATACCTACGCCTGCGGCGCCACCCTTTAAGCGATTCCTTGTGTCAATCGTACTGACAAGGGCGGTCGTCGGAGCAGATCCAGTCATCAACCCAATCCATGTAGCGGCTGTCGGTGCCAAAACGGTGAAGGTATATCCGAATCGCAACATAACCAGATTTTTTGTTGAAGCTGGCGGGTTGGCTATCAAAAGGCCCGTGTATGGAGTTGCGTACAATGCTGTGAGCGCCACCGCCGCCTGATTTGCGACCACGTAAACCTGAGCGTTCTTTGTCGCCTCATAATACTTTCCGCCCCCGCACTGTGTTACGAGAGCACCTTCCTCATTCGTCCGTAGTGGATTTACGCTCCCACTGGATGCTGAAATCGCACCCACTCTTGCTTCTGCTTGCATTTTAAAATCCTCCGTTATGGTAACGCTTCTGTAAGCGCATAGATTAACGAGATATCCTCAACCCAGTTTCCGTCATGGTAAATCCATCTTACACCTGTGTTGACTTCGTACCCGGTTGAACCCTCCGGTGGATCAGTGGGCTTCGTATCTCCATCCCACCAATTCCACCTTTGAATGGTTGTGACAAGTTGCACGGTCATAGCCTACCTCCCTTATGCAGCTTCTATATAGGCACCGTCATCAAGCGGTACATACCAGACAGAAAACTTTGCTGCCCCTGAAGTCAACGCTATAGTCGTGGATTCAATGCCAAGCGCTCCGCCGACTCCGACTTGACCAACTATGTAGGGTGTCGGTTGCGCCATTGATGCCCCAATACCGCTGAATGTGGTTGCACCTCCGATGGTTCCTGCTGCTAAAATACGTATGCCTACTGCTAAATCTGAAACAGTCAAAGAAATAGCACTAAGGTCAACCTGTGCCCCCCCGGTTGGCGTGAAATAATACTTTACCAATGTGGCAAGCGTCGGCAGAACGGTTGTGATTTCCCCGACAATTTGATTAACCAGAACTCTCCCATTGACAACGGTAAATAACGGCCAAACCGCTATTCCGCCCCAGCCTGTAGCGGCCAGAACGGCTGTATCAACCCGCAGTCCATAATTAATGTCAGCAATTCTTGCAATCGTGCTTGGGTTATAGTTCGCCATATTTTTATCCTCCTTTGGATAATGGCATGGTCATCTTTCCAGACCACCCAGGTTTATAGTTAGGCGGGCATATTTCAGCCCGCCATGGTTATCGGTTTACATCGCGGTGGGAGGTGTAGCCTGCTTGTATCTGAAACCGTCCAGGATATACATAGCACTGACATAATTACCACCATTACCATCGGCAAAGGTCGGGTGCAGCCAATCGTACCCGTCTGTGAGCATGATGGAGGGAACATAAAACGCCCACATGCAGTTGTTACCACCCGCCTCTCCATCCAAGGTGAAGGTAGCAGCGGCGGTCAATGCCGTCCACACATCGCTGGTCTGTGCGGTGATATTCTTCCACCCGCCCCAGGTAGCCGTGACAGCATAGGTTCCAGCCAAGGCAATCGCTTCCGTTGCACCCTCTCTGAATGTCAAAACAAGCTGGGTTCCATCAACGGCGTAATCCTCGTGCATCATAAGCCACACACCATCGGCGTTCCCAAGGTAAATGGGCTGACAAGTTGCAGCGATCGCATTACTCAAGACCGGCGCATGGCATTCAATGGTCGGGAATGTTTCTGGTGAAAATTTCATAGTCATAATAACGTCCTCCTTTTAAATTACTGAAATGTTTTGATTAACCGCCTCTTTGCTATAATCCCAAGTAATTAATTGATGATTACTTGGGGTTTAAAAGAGGCGGTTAAATGTCAAGTTAAATTAAATGGTTAAATCGCATTATGCACGAGTTGCAAGGGCGACTACGTGCGACTGAGTTGATGTGGACCCGCCCTTGTATGGCGTTAATGCACTCGCTCTAACCGTTTGTCCATCCAGCCGAACCACGAATTTCAGGACTTCCTCGTCCTGTAAAAATTGCACATGAATGGAGGTTTCCTGCCTTATTCCGCCTTTCTCCGCAAGAAGATACCCGTTGCTCAGATCGGCAAACATAATATCGCCCAAAGTTCCAAGGGTCGATGCCTGCTCAATGGGATTTACTGGCCTTCCGAGAAGCGCTCCACCTGGAGCATTTGACAGAGTGTTCCCTGGCGGCAGGTACACCGGTACTCCACCAACCCCAACTGCAAGGGACATGGTTAAAAGCTGCGGCAAAATGTTCTGGTTGATGTACCATTCGGCGCTCGTTAAAGATCCTGCGAACATGCGCGAATACATCTTGATTACATTCTCTGCCAAAATAGTCTCTTTGGTCTGCCCGGTTTCCTTGGCAACTGATACCAGACTCCCTGAATTCAGGATGCCCATAGGCTGTCCAGCGCCCGTACCTCTGACAATTAGATCATCAGTCTTAAAACCAAAGGCCTGAACGAAGCCCTGCGTAACCCAACCCGCCAGGGCCACAGTATCAGCCATCAATTCCTCAGTGAGGTAGCACACTCCGATCATTTTATGGAGATTAAGCTCGATTTCCCTGAATGTCGGCTTACTCGCAATTGCAGCGGCGGCCTCGTCTTTCATGTAAACCTGAATGCCACCCCAAGTAGCCGATGCTCTGGAGGTTTCGTCAACGCCATTCAACTTGATCCCGTTGGAATTCCCAGAAATCTGAATGCGCTTGCACTTTGCAGCCAGAAGCCCCGTTGCGATTACCTGTTCCAGAAGTTCAGAACTAAAGTCAGTCTGAACAAGAAACCCTCCTTCACTGGGTACGGTTTCATTCAAGCCAGTGGCTGCATTTTGGATTACACCCTGATTCCTCAACCGAGGGTCAACCATCCCGCCTGGTTTCCCGGCGTTTATAACGGCACTCAACTGTTCGCCGAGAGTGGCAAACCGATCCTTATCTCGGACTACAATCCCACTGCCTTTGCTATTCTGTGGGGCAGGCTTGGTTTCAGGTGCGGATATCGGTGCGCTCAATTCTGCAACTATCTTTTCCTGGCGTACCAGCGCATCCACATCTATTCGGGTTTTGTCGATCTTGTTCATCATTTCGCTCTTTAGAGCCGTTTCTTCCTCGGTCGGATCGCGGTTTTCTGCGATACACTTTGCATCAATATCACCGATTTTCTTCATCAGACTGGCGATATCTTCTCTGTATTGTGTTACAGTTTTCATCTCAAAAGTCCTCCTTATCCTGTTGGGGCCATTATTTCGGCCTGCATTAATAGATATTCTGTGCTTCCTTCGGTAATCGCATGGTCTTCGGCTGGCTCGGCATCTCGCAGAGGGGTTTCTTCAGTTTGGGCATCTCGCACATCCTGACCATCGCTTTCAGTTTGGGCATCTCGCACATCCTGAATAGCGGCAAACCCTTTAGCCAATATTTCCTTAGCCTGACTTCGAGAACAACCTCCTGCCTCTCGCAGGACTTTCTCTAAATCACGCTCATTAAGGTCTTTCTTTGCTTCCATCTTCATTAGTGTGTCTGGCACGTTAGCGAAAACAGACAGATCAAATAATGTGGCTTTCGCCTTTTCGTCTTCTTCATTCTCATCAATCGCGTCGATAAATCCCATTTCGAGGGCTTCATCGGCTGTCATCCATGTTTCGGCTGCCATTAATTTCTTGATTTCTTTGGCGTCTTTCCCAGTCTTGTCCATATACGACTTCGCAATCGTTCCGCCGATCTTATCCAGCAAATCAGCCTCTTCACGCATAATGTCTGCATTCCCAATCACCATCGACCACGGATCGTGAATCATTAGAAAAGCATTCTCGGCCATGCGTACTTCATCGGAGGCAAGAGCAATCACAGAAGAGATAGAGGCGGCGAGCCCGTCTATGTGGGAGACCGTCTTCGCTTTGTGCTGCTTAATTGCATTAAATACGGCTGTGCCATCGAAAACGGACCCGCCGGGGGAATTAAACCGTAAATGGATCGTCTTTGCTTTAATACCGTTCAGGTCTTTTATGAAGTCCTCGGCATTAACACCAAACCAGCCAATTTCATCATAAATAAAAACGGTTGCTTCAGTTGCTTTCGCACTCTTTGCACCCTGCCCTGGACGTTCCGCCCTTCTCATTTCTCCGCCACATTCAGGGCATTTAATATCTCGGCAATGTTCATCGGATTGCATCTCATGCCCGCAGTCGATACATTCACAATCATAGGTCGGGTCTGCGTCCTTGATTTTATAAAGTCCTGCCTTCGCTCTCGGTTTGAATGGGCTCCTTTTGATTCTCATTTGGTTTTCCTCCATTAGCTTCAGGGCAAAGAAAAAGGGCAGTGTGAACCGGGAATAATCCCGATGTGGAGTCCACACTGCCCTTGAATTTCTTTATAATCCCTCAACCCGTCGGTTAAGGAACGCCCTGATTGTTAGTTAGGTGCTGTTATAAGTTTAAGTCTCTTGTCTTTTATATCTTCTGGCGATTCATCTTCTTTTGGTTTTGGTTGTGGGCCTGCCTGATTCCCCTGATTTTTAGACAGGTAGTCTTCAAATTTACTAAGTGGTATCAATCCCGTAGGCATGAACAATTCATCAGCCAATGGATCAGCACTGGGATTAAAATCCTCCTTAGACCTGGCTTCGTTTTGAGTCATTACGCCTGTCCCTATCATTATCCGATAATACTCAGCGCGGTCTTTAGTGCTGGCTCTTAAAAGTCCTTCGAAATTGTGCTTGAAAAAGAATCCTTGTTTCTGTTGTGTTTTAGACAAGAGCTGCATATTATAATTTTCTTCAAACCGCACAAACCACGGCAATAATGAGTCGGCAACATAGCTGGCATTCTCAGATTCGATATTGTTAAAGGAACTTTTTGACATTTCCTTCAGCTTATGAACCGGCAAATTCATCCATCGTGCCATGTCTGTGATTTGAAATTGCCTGCTCTGCAGGAACTGCGAATCTTCTGGGGAAACTCCTAACTTCTCGATTTTCAAACCCTCTTCAAGAAGCATAAGTTTATGGGATTGACCAAGCCCGCTGTATGTATCAGTAAGCCCTTTTTTCATATTGCTGTGGGTCTGGGGGTCCAGCTTCCCAGGATGTGACACAATAACGCCCGGGTGTGTGCCCTGTCCGAAAAAATGAGAGCCGAATGTCTCCATCGCCATGCCCAAACCAATGGATTTCCGCGCCATCGCAACGATTGAATACCCCATAAACCCGTCAAACCCGATGCCGGGGATGTGTAGAATCTTCTCTCTTGGAAGGATTACGCTACCACCATCAGGTAGTCTTATCTCATAAACGAGCTTGCTGTCTTGCATTTTAGGCGTGACGCGATTGGGAGGGATAGGCCATAGCTCAATTATGTCACCGTAGCCGTTAAAGACCTTCTCGGCGTACCCATTGCCCCATGTAAGAGCATGCGCCCCAAGGCACTCCCGGCCTGCCATTGCGGTCATGTAGGGGTTGTACTGGGTGTGTAATACATGATAAAGGCTTTGGCCTATGGCGTTTTTCTTGTTTCTGCCGGTCTGTTGGATTAAATGGAGGGGTAAAGAGCCAAGGGGACCCGCAATCAGATTGACCGCATTCCAAAAGGCTGAATAAGTGAGCGCGGTGTCTTCGTCAACGTGTTCACCGGATAGCGATTGAGATCCGGCCAAATTCCACAGGCTCGGATTCCAAGCTTTTTCATTTGTAAGCGATAAATTAAAGAGGATTTTTTTGATTTGCCCAAAGATCGTCAAACGCAGCCCACCCATTTTTGAAGGTTGCTATCAGGCTACATTATAGAAAGACGAAATAGGAATTTGCAAGTAAAAAATGCTTTAGAAATCAAATAGTTAGAACTGATATGAAAATTTATGAACTGATATGAAAATTTATGAAATCCTTACGGACTGCCAATATCGCTTTAACGATTCACTCTTTTTAGCTCTTGTTTCATCTGAATCGCGGCGTCCCAGGGAATTCTTATTCCCCAGTTTCGCCAGACTGTTTTTCACCCTTTCTTTACAACTTACTTCTTCTCTGGATGAGCAATAATAGATTGGCTCAAATATAAAGTTATCCGTGCCATATTTTCGCATTGCGCGGTAGAGTGCCATTTCCAAACCACCCCTTGCGTTGTTGATATGCTCTCTTTTTCGCCGTTTAATCGTATGTATAGTTTGGCCAATATAAATTTTCCCATTTATAAGATTCGTTATCTTATAAACAATAAAATTCCCTTCTTTTTCAGGTGTTTTATCTGACATAATCATATGCTATTATTGACTTTTTTGATTAACATGTCAAGCCTTTTTTAATTTACTCGCTATATTTTTAGGAGCTGATAAAATAGAATCTCTTGTAATACGAATGACACCAATTATTTTTTTGGCCTCAAGATGCCCATGCTCAATCCATAAACGAATACACCTATCAGTCACATCAAAATAACTTGCTACCTCATCTACCCGGAATAGGCTTTTCTGTGGCAATAAAGGATCATCAACTATATTCACTTTTTCCTCTATTTTCGCCTCATCTTCAGAGTTTTCCATGTATTTACTCCCTTATCCATTCATTACCGTTCCATTTCTTGCCGTGAAGTCGCTGCATCACGAAGGCGAGCCATAGTTGTTCATAGGTCTCAAATTCTGGATTTTCTCCCTTGAGCCATTCCGTAAATTGTCGATGCAAATATGAAATTGATTCCCCATAGTTTTTATTTATCTGGGGTCTTACCATCTCCTGTAATTGGTCTTGCCTGGGTAGCCATATAATAACTGCGTCTTCTGGTAAATCGACAACATCAACGAAAATATGTATCTCATCACATAGGAGTTCTATTCCAGAATCTTCATACCAACATTGACTGCCAGATATTAATTTAAAAAAATCCCCGTCTGATTTACTTTGCACCCACCTATCTTGAATCTCCAGGCAATTACACATCTTGACGTATTCTTTTGATTGATCCATATTATATCCCCCTATCCCATAGGTCCGACAATAAGCGGGCCGTGTTTGACTCTCAACATAGACGCTCTGGACACCCGAATAAACCCCACATCATTCGTCCCGGTCAAATGTCCATGCTCAAACCATAACCGGGCGCATCGTTCGTCAACTCCCAAAAACTGCGCCGCTTCGTCAACGGAAAAGTATGGCCGGTCTTCAAGGCCAGAGTTGTCCTTTTCAGGTTCCTTCGGTACTGGTATAACATCAAGCAACTTCACGGTTTCGGATGGTCCGGGTGGTCCGGTAGAGTCAAACGCATCTTTTGCTTTCTCAATCGTGTTTTTTGCCCTTTTCTTGTTCTTTGAGCCTCTTGGTCTTGCCATTGGTCCCTCCTTTTAAGATTGGTTTTTTCTACGCAATTATTTTATTAAATAATCTCATCTTATTACATTGCCATCCTGGCAACGATCTCCGAAGTCGACAACCCTTCATAAATTGATTTTCCAGGTCCCCCTCCTCTTAAAATTCCATCTAAGCCCAAAAGTAAGCCTACAATTCCATCTATTTTGCCCTGAGAAGTTGCTTTATTCGGAGATTTACCTCCGCCTGTTGGGTTTATTTTGACAGAAACGTTGTCCGCCATCCATCTCAGAATTTTATTGCCCCCATGATTCAATTTCCTCATAAGTAATAAGGTCTCCAGCCTTTGACATGGCATATTCATTGACACCCAGCCCATACCAACTGCCGCAACCATCGGATCTTTTTCAGTCCCCCCCAACTCCTCATCAAGTTTCCGTGCAAACGTGTATCCCTGGAATCCCCGGTCGATACCGATCCGCTGAATGTTGAACTTTTTGCTATCCTCCACGATATAGGCACGAATCACGTCCTCATCTATCGCGTCGCCCTCTGTAGTAAATAAACATCCCTGTTTTTTCCAGCCCTGATATTGCTCCCTATATTTGTTTTTCGTGTCATAGAGGCGTGCCTCCGGGCACCATGTGCGAATCAGGACATCTATCAAGTCGGGATCATCTTCATCCGGGAATAACTGCACCCAAACTGTTAAGTCGCTTACCGATGATAAATCTATCCCCCCAAATGACATCCGACCTAAACAGGATTCTTCTGTAACTGGTCTGATATTATTTTGATCCCATAATGCCAAATCTAACCATCTATTTTCTTGTTGAGTCCAGATATTTAGGCGTTTCGTTAAGAAGTTGTTTTGAGCAGACGGCATCTGCTTTGCAATTCGGCATTTATCCCGCATGTCCTCAATTTTGGTCATGTATCCCTGTATCGGGTGGCCGTCTTTGTCAATCCCAAATCGTTTACCACTTTCTGTAATTCCGACAATCCCCGGCGCCGCCTTTACCCAAGTGTCTTCATCAGTCCAGTCATCCTCATATTGTTCATTTCCCTGGAGGTCGTCTTTCTTTTCCTTCAGATTCGGCCAATCCTTCTTAGTGTCAAGGGTATAGATAATCCCAAAAAATGAGTCATCCTGGATTGTACCTTTCAAGATTTGGGTTAAATATTCCCGGGTCTCGTAGCAAATCCCGGTTTGGTTAAAACCCGCTGTTGTGATTATCAAAATCATTGGTTGTGACCTTGCACCTATCGAATCGGCCAGAAGATCATGAACCTCTCTTGTCGGGTGAGCGTGTAATTCGTCAAGGCTGGCAAAGTGAGTGTCAAGACCATCAAGAGATTTAGCATCGCTTGACAGCGGTTCACACTTTGAGTTAGTGCCTAAAATAGAAAGGTTGTGTTTAAAATATGTGATATACTTTGCGAAGTCTGATTTTTTTGTAAGATTCTGGATATTGGTCCATACAAGTTTGGCCTGATCTCTGGTAACTGCAGCAGAATATATCTCAGCGCCTTCCTCTCCATCAGCTATAAAGAAATAAGACGCAAGACCTCCAGCGTATGTCGTTTTACTGGCCTTTCGTGCGACCTCTATGTAAGCCTTCCTGAAGCGCCGCGACCTATCTTCTTGATACCACCCCATCAAACACCATGTGATAAAGGTAAAGTGCGGCGATAAAATGAACTCTTTCCCTTGATATTCCTTACCTTTCCATAATTTCAAATAAGAAAAGAATTTTACTGCAAGACCTGCTTTTTCACGATCAAAATATAAACCTCTTTCATTGCGCGTTTTCCATGTCTTATGCTTCTTTGGTTTCTCATCATAGTGACGATTCACCGCCATTTTTACAAATCGACACGAAAGGATCTTCCCAGATCGAACGCCTTTAATATATACATCAACTATTTTTTCTATTGCCTTTATTTCTGATGGGTCCATTTATTTTCTTGTCTGCCTTAAGAACTCATCCGCTGCATCGAGTTGTTTCGGCTTCTCAACCTTCAGGCTGGCCCTGCTCGATGGACTAAGCCCAAGCAACACCGCCGCCTGCATCATACGCTGGTAGGCTTCCCTGGCTACTCTCAAGTATGGATTAAGGCCAGGAGTACCGTCTGTCTTCTTATAGACCATGCCCATCTTCTGAACTTCCTTGGTCGCCTTCCCCCACTGGCTGAACGAATCGCAGTACCCGGCAAACACCGCCATGTCAAGCTCGGTCATTAATCCGACCGATTGCAGGATGTCCCCGCACCGCTTCCACTCCTTTCGCGCTTCCTTGTCTAAGTGATCCGGGATGTCCGGCATACTCTCCGGGGGTTGGGGCTCCTGGTCGCGGGGTTTCTTGTGGGTGTGTTTCGTGCCACCTCGAAGATTTACGATTTTACTGGGAATTGCCTTCCTACCCTTGGCCATGATTTACCTCCTTTAGTTTATGTTACTCTGATTTAAATAGAATGTCAAGTACCCTTCGATTACTGAATGGTATTCGGAAGATTAATGGGAATTATTTTAACTTATTTGTGCTTATCGTGTCGATTTCT